AAAATGATCCGATAATTGTTAAAAGAGCTACTGCGAGAGCGGCCATGTCATTGGCACTCATTAGCTATTACGGCCAAAGGCCTTATCTGTGCCATCAAAGTATCTAATCAAAGGGGCGACTAGCGCACCTGCAAGGATAGATAGCTCAGGGCGTATGTCAGCTACTAAAGCCAAAGCTGTAGTGACAGTGGCAGCGGCTAGACTGCGTAGATAAGATTTAACAATTGCTTTTTGTTTCAAACTTAATTTCATTTGAGTCCTAACTCTTTGATCTTATTTTGTACCTGAGCTTTGTCTAATGCTATTTCAAAATGCATTTCATCCTTACGCCTTTTGTAGTTACCGCCCCATGACAAAGAATATTTGACTATAAGCAATTGTATAGTATTTTTTTGCTCTTTTGTAAATGTATTTGATTTACCCAAAGGATGTTTTAGAGCATTAAGATCAACGGCAGTGCCGGATGAGTGATTGCTTAAAACTTTATCTGATCCCCTAGTCATCCTAAATGCATAACTCCAGTCATCTAGTTGACCCTGATCAATAGGCTCTACAAGCTCATGAAACTCTTGGCAAAAGGCAACAAGTATTGGTGCTACATCTTTGGCACATGCAATCTTAAGAGATGTGCCAGATATAGCAAAAGATTGTACGCCTATAGCTTTGCGGTCTTCACTAGCCGGCCATCCATTAGGACTTGTTAGCTCAATAATTTTTGCCATCCATGCACATGCTTGTTAGCCAAGTAACAATTTTGCTTCTTCGGCTGTAATACCAAGTCTAGTTAACAATGCTGCCTTGGCAGTTGCCTTTGCTTCGGCTTCCGCTTGTTGAATTGCTTGTGTTGCTTGATCTGCTTCCCATGCTTTGTACTCAGCATCATCCATTTCGCGATCAATAACCTCATCTGTTTCTGCATTATGAATTCTTACCATTGGTCTTAATGTTTTAGCCATATTATTTCACTCCGTAAATTAGGACTGTGCCACCTAGAGTTGCTGTGCCAGCACTAGTTGTAATTGCTATTGAAGAAATAGCAGCAAGCGAACACATACCGCCGCCTATATTTGCGCCATTTGCCTGACTTGGATTATCTCCGCTATAGCGAATTGCGTGTCCATTTGTGCCTGCATAATTAAAAATTGTTATTTCAGAATTAGAGCCAGAATTACTTGCTACTGTTGATGTTCCAAAAGGTTCAATTACTGTTCTTGAGACGCCAGCATTACCACCTTCAATAATTGTATATCTGCCATTTGTTGTTGTGCTATTTGGTCTGACTAATACAACAGCAGACGCACTAGTTGTTATATTGTTAAGATAAATTGCTAAATCCACATAAGTTTGATTTATAGATGAAATTGTTGTTGTTGTTCCTGATAATGTAGTTGTAGATAATAAAGTCATCCCACCGCTTGCAGGTGTAGCCCACGCAGGAATACCGCCAGATACAGTGAGCACTTGTGATGTACTGCCAATTCCTAATCTAGCTTGTGTTGATCCACTTGATGAGTAAATCATGTCGCCTGTTGTAGTTAGTGGATTAGATGCAGCTTGTACATAGTCATTAAAAACCGCACTACTGGCACTTACAAAATGTAAAAGTCCAGCTTCATACTGTGCCAAAGACAATGATCCAGCTGTATTAACTGTTGCAGTGCCAGCTGTGATAACACATGCGCCGCTTCCCAAATTAGTTATTAGGATTGTGTCACCAGCGGCAAACAATCCGCTGTTTATTGTAATTGTTGTAGCACTTGTAGATGTCATGCTTATTGCAGTACCAGCATCCGCCGCCACTGCGGTATATGAACTGGTCTTAGCCGAAAATGCGCCCCCGTTCATGGCTGTCTGTTGCAGGGATGTGAGCTGACTGGCAAGCAAAACTTGGCCAGTGGTAAATGTCTGTTTTGCCATGTATCTCCTAGTAACTCAAACTATCTTCATCAAGTACACCATCAACGGCTGAGTCTAGCAAAAAACCCACTGCAAAGGGTTGCGCACATGAAAATGTTACAAGAAAAGAATTAGGTGTAATTTGATATTGTACACCGGCTATAACGCTATCACTGACCACATTGCCGGCAGGTAAGGTTTGCGTGACCTCAATAGGGTTAAAAATGTCAAGCTCTAAAGCTGCCGTAGTCCTTGCAGCATCATCTTGACTATAGGCATCTACAGTCAAAGAGTTAAGCTGTATATCAACACCTTGCTCTTTGCGTGAAGCAATAATCATTTGAGCTTGAGATAGAGCATCTGCCTCACTCTGCATGATGCCTGATCTGACCCTACTATGCTGAAAATAATCATCAATGCTTGCAGTGTCACTAGCTGTTTGAGCCGTCAATCCAGATGGTGTGACAGTGGCTTTGTTAATCATTTGATAATCAGAGATATCAAACTCAACATTTTGATAGGTTATATCACCTGATCCATCAACATCTGAGAATTTTGTAAGTGTAGATCCAGAGGCAGTGATGATGTCTGCTCTTGACATAAACTTAACAAAGCCTCTTTGATCAACATACAAAGCTCCTGTTTCTGTCTGCTCAACCTCTTGTAAAGCTCCAAGTAGAGATCTTGAAGCTCCAGTGTCAGCTTGTACTGTAGTTGTAGCTGTTGTAGATATGTCCCTCATGCCCCCCGGCCAATCTCCAGAGTCAAGCAAACTTGTAACCCTTTGCGCTGTGGTCTGTCCGGCACTGCCGCCACTGACTGTAGTCAAGGTAGTAAGGTTTAGCAGCTGAAAACCATCTACACAATTGAGAGTTACATAGGCAGGGTCAAATCCGCTAGGACTTTTGTAATTCCACTCTTGCACATAAAAAGATCCTAGGCTGTAATCAACACTGTTAAAGCTTGCAGTCATGCGGATCTTACGCATAGGTTTGATTTTGCCATACAGAGCTGAGGATGTATTAGCAGGGTTAAAAGTACCGGTTTGATCAACAAATACTATCTTTGCACTACCACCAATAAATGAGTCAGATGATCTATTAAAGGCACGCCTTATGTAGCACTGAGTAACAAAGGCCGTAATATCCACAACATCTGCGGCAGCCGTACCCAAAACAGCTGAGTCTAAAACTGTATTAACATCATCTAACACAAGAGCAGGATCAAAGCTTGCTCCATTGCTAAAATCTATCTCCGCCTTAAATACTGCCGCCGGCATTATCTACCTAAGTTTGCTAACTGAGTAACCGCACCGGTGCGGTTTAAGTTATACAAAACATCTTGGATTACAGATTGCAATTGACCCTCAGAGATTACAGAGCCGGCTACATTAACTGTGACTCTTGTACCCATGCTACCCATGCGATCTAATGGAATAACAGCCTCAGATCCAGCCTCACCAATCATTGCAATAGTAGGTTTAGAAACTACTCCGCCCTCTGCCATGAAAGGTATGCCTCTGCGACCTGCACCGCTTTCTTTATATCTTTCTGCTGAGATCTCAGCTGCGGTCATGCCTTGATAACCTATAGTGCCTACAAGTTTTGTACCTAATTCTTGAAAGTAACCCGGCTCAAACATTGTCCCTGCGGTTGGCATTTTTTTCTTACTTATTTCATCAAGCAAAGCAAGCATTTTGCGTAGCTCTTCATTAGCTAGAAATAATTGTTGTAAGTAAAGCAAAACCTCAACAGTAGTCATGCCCCATTTTTTAGCTAACATTTCAACCTCTGCGGTTGTAATCTTTCCATCCTCAATAACTTTTAATACATCTGCATATTTCAAGGCCTCATCAATGGCGGCTTTTGTGCCATCTGCTAATTTTTGTAATATTTTTACGCGTAGCTCATCCTCACCTGATAACTTACGGCTTAAGGCAGCTTGTAAATTGATTTTATCAATATCAAACATAGCGGCTAATTCATTCTTCTTTTTGTCTAATTCTTGTTGCGCTGTTTTTTCGGCTGTTAATTTTTTCTCTCTAAGCAAAATATCAGCCTGAATTTTCTTTAACATTTCAGCATAGGTCAATTGTTTCTTACTAGTTTTACTTTGATTTTGTAAAGCATCTAAAACTGATCCGGATAAACCGTATAAACCCTTTTCTTTTAATATGCGTTCTTGTGTGTTTTTCAATCCTTGTTTTTCAAGTTTTTGAAAAGTTTGAAAATCTCCTGTAAGCACATCTAAATTCAAATTTGCAAGGTCTAAGAAACCATTTAAACCACCTTTACTAAAAGATACACCTAAACCAACTAATAAATTACTTGATTTTTCAGCGGCAACATCTAGTTTTGCAGAGAAAACATCTAAATTAGATGATCCAGTTGTAATAAGGCTTGCAAAAACTAAAAAACTTTGTCCTATAGTTTCGCCGGCTTCACCTGCACTTATTTTGAAAGATTTTAATTGACCTGCAAAAGTTTGAGTTTGATCCTCTGCCGCCCCGGCGTATTTATCAAGGTTGATCATGAGTTCTACAAAGCCCATAGCCTTAGCTTCGGCAGCAGTAAAGCCAAGACCTAACTTACCAATAGAGGTAAAATTGCCTACCGCTGCCTTAGTTATTGCATCTAAAACACTATTTAATTCTGCACCGGTGCCGGATGATATGTCTAATGCTTTACCTAGTAAAACTTGCGAGGTTTGTAAGTCCCCGGTTTGTGCGATCAACTGTCTTAAGGCAGGTACTAACTGATCCTCTGTGACATTTGTAGTTTTTTGTAAATCAGCTATAAAGCTTTTTACACTAGGTAATGAAAATTCCTCACCTATAGTTCTTAAAGACAATTGTAATTGTTTATCTAATTTTTCTTGTGCTAGAGCAGCCTCTATAGAATTTTTTGCAAAGACTAGTAAGCCTGTACCGGCAGCTATGGCACCAAGTTTGAACGCACTTTTTAACCTAAAAGCTCCGGTGGCAACTACCTTATCAAAACCTTTAAGATCCTTTGTAGCTCTTTCTAAACCTTTTTTATCAAATTTAGTTAAAAAATTGATGACTACATTGCTACTCAAAGCCATGATTAACCTCTAAATTCTTTGCCTAGATATTGATTCAATACCTTTGCAATGTTATCAAGTGCATCTGCCCCATGTCTTACTGTAGCCTTGTAAATCAATCTTTTACCTTTGCCAGAGGCATCTATTCTGCCGCGTTTATTTACATTGTAAATAAAGTCCTCGCTTGCATCTGGGTTGCGACTTACACGCCTTGTCTTACCTTTACTCCTAGCACTACCGGATCCTGCTAACTCATAAATAATACCTGCTACAGATGTGTTTGTAAGAGCCAACGCGGTTACACCAAACTTTGTACCTTTAATTCTTTGCACTTTTGTTTTTGCATTAGTTATTTGTATGCCTGCCCTTACTTTTTCTTGCGACCATTGCCATCTTGACTCGCCTGTTTCCCCATAAGTTCTACCTCTATGTGTGGTGTCAGTAGCCCAACCCCATGCAGGTGGGTAGTAAGGTTTAGTGTCGCGCCATCCCGGGAATACCTCAACTGGCACATACCTTTTCGCCTCTTCCGCTACAGGTTTAATTTGTTTGCGCAACTCGCGTCTAAAAATTCTGTGAGCTGTGGGATCTACCTTTTTTAATTTTGCTAACAAGTCATCTAAGTTTTCTACATACAGGACTTTCAAGCGTCTATCAGTGTTAATCACTATCTCCGCCTGACTGTCCCTTTTGTTTTTGCATCCTGCTCTTGCAATATTGCTTTGATTGCCATATAAACAGCCGGATCAACCTCTAGTAAATCTTTAGGGCTAATACCTGTTCTAACCGACACAGCGGCAATCTCCCATATTTGACCATGTCGGTCTAGCCATTTTTTGCTTCATACAACAAATCAACATCTATAAATTGATTGATGTAATCATCACCAAAAGCTAGTTCGGTCTTGCCTAAATCTTTTTCTAATCTCCAAGCAAGCCACCACAAATCAGACTCCATTTGTAGTTCACCTAATCTCTTACGCCATCCTGTCTTGAACTCAGCCTCAAAGGCTACTTTCACAGATGGCGTAAGATCATAAGTAATCTTCTTGCCGTCTTTCTTTGTTATTTCAATCTTGTGCATGTCCCACCTTTTC